TATCTTCGTTAGGTTAAATATAGATAACTTACTCTCGTCTCTAAACGCATGAGACTCAGACCTAGGGTATTGTCTATAGAACTCGTTCAACGCATCTGGATCACCTTTTAATGAATCTACTTCAGCTTCCCAGAAGTCTATAGCTCCGCTATCTATCATCTCTCTATCAACTCCTAGTACAGGTTCGTCTGGAGTCCTGTAAACTGGCATACCGTATCGATCTATAAATCCTTCCATGTTGTGCTCCATTGGAATAAACAATGCGTACAGACCTGACTTAGTCTGTCCGTTCTTATTCCTCTTGGTTACATCAGAGTCGTAATATAAATCTTTGAAGTTTTGACCTCCTTTATCCAATGCGTTACATGTTGAACCCATCATACACTTACCAATAATCTTCCTACCTAATCGGAGACAAGTCTTGGTAACTCTCCAGTTATTTAGAATGTTATTTGGCTTCAACCATTTTCCTGTTTCGTCATGAACTAAACGTTTTAACTTCTCTCCATCGTAAGAGTTGTCGTCTGTATTCTTCCAGTCGATGGTTGTGTCTAGTCCTTGAGTATCATCGTCGTCATCATCGTACATGTTTTTCTTGGTGATACGAGACGCTGGAACTCTAAATGCTAACTCAGTTTTCGGTCTATCCATACCATCCTGAATAGGTTTGAAGAAGAATGGCTGCTTAGATGAGATAGGTACGACCTTGTCTGTAAACATCTTCTTGGCGTCTGAACCAGTTTTTGATAGTATCCCTAGTCTTGAATCTTTCGTTATGGTACCAACATTAACAAGCTCTGATGACCCCATAAATGAGAATCCAGAACGACGAATCTTTAGGTAAACCATGCCATAAGATCTGTTGTCAGCTACACATGCTTCCCAGAATAACCATAAGATCCTGTTAGCCTCCCGATAGTCTGGATACCCAACATCAATTGAATCCCATTGTAAGTACTTGTAATGAGACCCTGTTATATATGTGGAGACTCCGTTGTTCTTAAACCAAAATCCTTCCTCTCTTCTTTCAAATTCAGTCTCTATATAGTCTACCCATCTAGCTTTAAACTCTTTAGGTTTTCTCTTCCATTGGAATATAGACTTAATTTTAGATAGTTCTTTAGGTAGCTCCTTTCTCTCCCAGTACTGATCCTTTTTATTTCTGCTTCTCTTATATACAACTGAAGGTTCTTTAGGTAGGGCAACTAGCAATCCTTGGATGTTGTATATCTCTCCGATAGTACCATCATTAGATATAACAACCATGTCATACTCCTTATTGTATCCGTACTTCCAGTTCTTTTTATCATTCATCCTCTTCTTTCTAGAGGATGGAACTAGATCTTTTACAATTTTATAAAGCTTGCTATTTTGCTCTTCTTTCTGCAAAGCCTCCTATTTCTGAGTTATCGTTATCACCTTCTTCAATATCCTTAATTGTTTGCTCCTCTTCTTCTATTCTGTTAAGAATTTCCAATGCATCGAACATTGCTAGTTTCTTTGCAGCAGCAGCGTTCTTCATTTTATCGGCAGCAAGGTCTGAGTCTAAATCTTGTTCTGACCCAAGGATCTTGCTGTCGAGAACTTTTATAAGTTCATTGACTCCGTTGCGAGCTGATTCCAGTAAACGCTTCTTTTGCTCTATTGTAGTTTCTTTCATTTCTTTACAGTTAGATGTATGTCGTATATTCTATATAGTAATCTCCCATCAATTCTGAATTCATACTCTGAGTCTGGAGAGAATATAACATGATCTCCCTCTGATAATCCTTGCGATTTTGCATAATCACTAAGGTATACCATGGATCCAGTTAATGTTTCATTAACTATGTTTCTGTCTATTTCTGATTTAGCTGCTTTGACCGGCTCAACAAATGAATACATCCCATCACAAAACCATTGGTCATTATGCTTATACATAAAGTACTGATCGCTGTCAATTAAAAAAATGTTGTCGAATAGGTATGACTTGCCACTTCGCTCTACGCCTTTAATGTCGTTGTAGAACTTAAATACATTGTGGTGCACTAGAAGAATGTCTCCCGGAACTATATCTCCAGAATACCCGATAGGTGTATTTACTACCTTAGCAAATCTATTAGATGCTTTATGATCCTCTTTCGAGGAGCTAGTAATAAAGTCAACATCACCAATCTTAACCGAGTTATCATACCTTCTGTCGTTTAATGGCACCACCAAAAAACTGTGAGGTGATCTCATTTTATTATATATTGATATTATATTCTAATACATGTGGAGTGGTAACACTTACCTCCTTCCACTTAACAACTTCATCGTCAGAGTTTATTATGTATATCTCTATGTACTTCTCTTTCTGGAGAATGTCGTACACTTTGAAGTTGTCATTAATAATCCTACTGCCCACTATGTAGTTCATAGAGGACTCTTTTAAATTGCTTCCTATGGATATCTTTCTTATTACCATGTTGATACTGCAACTCTTCTCCAAGTATCATTTTCAATACATACATATAGATGAGTTTCATCTGCTGCTAACATTCCTTTGTCTCCAGAACTTGTGGGTGTTAAAGGAACATCGTCTAGTATTGACATCCATTGAGGTCTTCCTGTTGTTGGGCTTACACCTAGAAATAAACCTTTTGTTCCTGTACTATCTCCTTCATCCGTTATTGTTCCTCCTAGCTTTAAATCTCCTCCTACCGCTATCTGCAAGTGATCAATGGAAGATGGGTCTAAAGCTCCTGATGCTATTGTAAAAGAAACGGTAGAGCTATCTCCTGCCTCTAATACGGATTGCAATGTGTTTAGTCCTGTTAATGAGGATATAGGGAACTGAACCGTTTTATTCATGTCATTAGCGTCTGTTCCAATGACGAAGTCTCCAGATTCTGGTGTAGCTGAAGGGTATGAACTTATTTTAGCCATGTCTTATTTCTTTCTTTTTATCTCCCCAGTAGATGAGTCTATGGTTATGTCTGATTCATTTCCATATTTAGTAGAAAGCATTTTGTTTACTTCCATATACTCCTCTTCTATCTTAGAGATTCGATTCATCTCTATAGCTTTAGCTATTTCTAGGTCAGCTATTTTTAGTTTAGATTCCTTATGTCGACTATGGATGTCGACTAATGATTTCAATTCTGATTCAGTTATCTTTTCCATTTTGCTAATATACGAATTTTTTTTATTCGTCTTCTTTATTCGACTCTTCTTCTTTTCGCAGTGAATCTAAAGTCTCCCTTTTTATTTTGGTATCTATTCTTATGTTGACTATCTTATATACCAAGAAAATAAAACCTGTTATACCTGTTAATGTGGTTAATAGAGGATTTACATGTGTGATGTCTAGTGAGTCTGCTATCTGAAGTATGATAGATGTTCCTGCTGTGGCATATCCCCCAGCTTCGAAAAAATTGTCCATTGTTTATGTTTTGGGTTTGTTAAAAATTCTTGATATAAACCTCTTAAACAGTCTCCATAGTCTAGCGAAAATATTCGGTCTGTTCATTGGAATAAAGCTCCTATCTTCATTGTCAACCACTTCAGGTCTCGGAGATGTTATTACGGGTATTCTTCCGTAAGAAGGTTTCTTGTAATTCTTTGTAATGATCTCACCATTTTCATCGTACATGATGATGTCATCATAATCTACTTCAATGTATTCAATTTTTCCTATTGCATCTATTATTTCTGGATGCGTATTAATAGTGTTGACATCAACGAAAAATTCACCGTGAATAGTTAGGCCGTAGTTAAAACTATCTACCCCATTTATACTTCCGTAATTTTCAGTTGCAATATCGGCAGGAATCTTTATGTATTTCTGAACTAGTCCCATTATCTTCCTAATAAAATTCTTAAATCGTTTGCTACAGCATATAGGTTAGAGGCTTGTGAATCAGATAAACCGTCCCCTAGTGTTCCATGAGTAAAATCTCCAGCACTTCTATTTATTACTGAACCGCCATTAGACCACGCATTGAAGACAGCGTTTGTTGTTACATCTCCTCCAGTTGCTAGACCCGAAGATTTTATTTCTAATCCATTTTGGTATACCCTACGATCTCCTGCCACACTATTCCCTATAATCCTACCTATAAACATCTCGTTTGGAGATATTACGGTAGTGTTTGTCGCTACGCCTATTAATGCTCCTCCCATTGCTGTAGATGAGGTTATCCTGTTCCATAGTGAAACGGCTGCGTTGTCTCTGGATCCAAACGTAGCTACATTATTGGTCACGTTTTTTTCCCAGTAACTCCAATGAGCATCATACCTGCTGGCAGCAAAAACGCTATGACTAGTGTTTGAATTTATGTGTTGAGTTGTCCCGTTAGTCCTAACCCCATAAGATCCGTGAGTAGGGGAACCTACATAAGTTAATTGAGATGCTAATGTTACAGCACATACAGCGTGAGTAGCTGCTGTACCGCCTATAACTGGAAACCAATGCTTTAGTTTTGAGTAAGTGCCATCACTTTTTGCGTCAACAAAAGCTGTGTTTATACCCTCCTTTAATTCATCGAGCGTAATGCTGTAAAGTCCAGACGCATTTATATCTCCACCGTTAACAGTCTTTAAGGTGTCGTAATATGCTTCAGCGTCAGCGTCAGTCCAAGAGAAGCCGCCTTCTTCCACTAAGCTATTACCAATCTGGTTAGCTATGGAGAGTCCCCCCATCTTACCAGATAGCTAAGATATTTGTAACAGACGTCCCTGTTGCTTTTACCCTCGTTACAGCTATAGGTAAAAACGTGCCAGCCTTTATCCCTGCGAACGTAACCTCGTCTCCACCTTCCATAATGACAGCGATGTCACCATTAGCTCCAGCATACAGTGCTGCTGGTTGAGTAGCGTTAGTTGCTCCTGCTGGATTTGGAATGTTGTCTGTGTCGCTTGGAGTGACAGCTTGCGCTCTTCGCCCTTGTAATATATAGTTCATGTTGTTTTGTTTTTTTTTACAAAGTTAGTTAATAAATTGTTTTCATAATGTTTAATTTATTCTTTTTAAAATTCCTGAAAATCTTAATGAAACAAATGTGTTATTGTGGTCTGATGTTGCTTCAAAATATAATACACTATCTTCACCAATAACAAATGGTTGTGATGGTGTTAATTGTAATTCACTTGACTGACCATCACCTGTGCTTGTTGTGAATATTTGTTGCCTGACATTTGTTGCCCGGTTATAAACATATCCAAAAGTTTGAATAAATGCTGTTGCACCTTGTCTTGATGAATTTATTTCAAGCCAATCTGATAAAAATTTATACCCTGATTGAACGTGAAAAATTGATTGTTGCGTTATAGCTTTCATTGATGGAATTTGCGCTTGTGTTCCAAAAACAGCTGATGTGTCAGAAATTGTTATGTCACCTTGATTATAGTTAGAATTTCCAACTGATGCAACATAAGCCCTGTTTATGCCTAACCAAGTGTTGGTTGTTGTTACAGGTGTTTGACCATTCATTGTTACGGTTTCTTCTTGGTAATCTCCGTTTGAATCAACACCAACCAATACAATTGTTCTTGCTGCTTGACCTCCTGACCTATCATTATTTGATGTTGAAACAACATTTAATGTGTCAGCTGTTGTCATTATATTAAATGTTCCACCAAATGATGCGACAACTTCAGCCACCCCATTTATATCTGCATTATAACCAAATTTATTCCACGTTGAACTACCGTAAACGTTACCCATTGCAACTTCATAACGATATTCTTTGGTCGTATCTTCTCTTAAATCTATCATAACTCAACGACTTTAAATGTTACATTACCGTTAGATGAATTTGCAGTGTAAGCTACACGTATGTATTTAGGATAGAACTCGTCATCAAAAAAAGTTTCTGGTATAGGAACATTCGACTGACTCTTATAAGTGTACCATGTACTGTTGTCTCCAGAAAACTCAATCGTTGCTGTTGGGTTACCTGATGTATGATCACTATCTAGGTATAAGATAAATTTCGAATTAGGAAATTCCAGCCCATCTGTATTGAAGTCGGAGGCGCCTGAGAAACCATCTATAGGTTGGGATAATATTTCAAGTGTGGTTGATTCTCCGAAAGCTGGATCTAAAGATGAAGGTATACTTGCATCTTGATCAAAACCTAAGTTGGCGTTGCAAAACTCTCTAAAAGTCTCAGCGGTAAAAGCTACTGAATTAACGTCTACCGCATCAGATAGATTTATTTCCAATACAGGCTGATCGTTATTATTTAACGGTAGATACCCTATCTTTACTATTGGGGTAGATTGATTTAGTTTCGGATTAAAGTAATACACTCTAGACTTAGGTACATCCAATATATTTATTCCAGATGATGTGTCTTCAGCTCTTAAAGCGTTACCAGATGTATAGATCTTAATTGCCATATCAAACAAAGATACATTTATTTTTGTTAAATTTATACAAAAATCTAATCTAATGACTAATAAGAAAAAAATAAAAGGCGTAGTCCAAACTTTTAAACATCACCAAAGAACAGCACCAAAGGATGACTACTTGAAATACCTCAGGCCTATCATGTACTGGGCTAAACGAAAGTATGAATTGTCTAATGCTGAACTACACATGATGTTTTTTCTTTACTCAGAAGGGCTGTTCACTAGGAGTGACTTTAATGAGTTCAATCAGATATTGAGCTGGAACAACGAGAGATTTGGAAACATGATGAGAGACGGGTGGATAAATAAATGGAGAACCCAAAGAAAGAATCAGCCAGCCTTATACGAACTTTCTTTTAAAGGTAAGTATGCTGTAAAGACCATATACAATAAGTTGAACGGAGAGAAGATATCCGAAAACACAAACATGTTTAAAGGTAATCAATCTTTCTCCGACAAGGTTCATAGAAATTACATCAAGAATATTAACAAAGACCGGCCGAAGCATAATTGTGGCAGACTAAAGAACCACTGATATACTTCTGTACTGAGTCACAACAAGGTTCTCAGAATTAATCAGCGTATTGAATCCAGATGATGAGTCGTATAGAACTATGTCTCCTTCGGATACGTGTTCAGCATCCGGACCAGATGAGACTACCTCCCCTCTTTTATAACGTATAGTCTTACTCATCTCAGCAGTAAGATCTAATCCTCCTGCTACAGTTTCATTCTCGGTGATCTCACGGATCACTACATGTGTACCTATTGCTTTCATATTGTATTTTATTTTTGTTTTCTTGACATTATAAAGAAAAGGATCGTCATGACGAACAATCCTGCCATTATCCAATAAGGAATGTAGTCCTTATCTTCCTTGTAAACTATCTGTTCGTAGGGTACCTTAATCTCTCTGTACTCAATAAGAGTATCTTCAGCACATTCCCCCTCGATGTAAATACTATCATTGTTGTAGTAATGCTTCACTGTTAGTCTGTCTTTTTGAATTATAACCGTATCTGTAGTCAGTTTGAATACGCTATCAACTTGTACCTTTTCAGATATAAGTGAAACTGTATCAACAACCGTTATTGTGTCTTCTTGAATTATAGTCGGGTCTTTCTGAATAGCCTTCCTAAGATGCCAGTTTGCAGAACACGACACCATGCATATTAAGATGTAGAGAAGTATAAGCAGTTTTGCTACAACCCTCATTTTACGAACTTGTTCCATACGGTTAAACCTAAAGTTGCTGCTGTCAATGTGATCAGCGTTATGAATACGTACTCCTTTGTTTCTACTCCTATAATTGGTAGAATTGATTCGTATAGTAATGCACCAATAAATGAAGCAAATGCAGTCAATGACTTTCTTGACCATTTCCCTTCTGGGTTCTTTAATATGTCTCTAAATATTTTCATCCTCTATGAGTTCCCTTAATACCTTCGTGAATAGCTTACACTCGCTATCTTTAATTTTTTGACAGTCGGATTCGTTGTCTCCGAAAAATGGCTCGATCAAAAGAGCATTAGGTATCTGTCGTTTTAAGAATCCAGAACCCCTACCGTTAGTTACAGGAATCGCTCCGTGTCTTCTTCTTGTTTTTATTCCTATATGCTCCTTGACTAGCTTACAGAACTTCTTAGCTAACATCTCAGTCTTCTTATTCCCTTCATAGTAAAGACATTCGCATCCGCTAGCGTCACCATCTCCATCTCCGTCAGAATCCTTGAACCCATTGAAGTGTAACTCGATAACTAAGTCGTAGTCCTTCGTTCTTATCGCCATCTTCTTCTGTCTTGAAGTGTAGCTAGTTGTGTTAGAATCATGTTCGAACACGTCTCCTAATATATTAAGGTCGTCTTCAAATGATTTATACCAGTCCCACTCTGACTGGTTTAACCACTTGGAGAACTTACCCTTGTCTTTCTCTTTTCTTAAACCGTCTGTATGTCCTAACACAAAAGCTACTTTCATACTTCAAATATAGTTATAAATATCTACACTAGAATAAACAAAGCATGGACTTTTAAATCCATGCCTTGAACCTGTCGGGTTTTTATTTTATTATTACTTTGCTCTAGCCAACGTGACTATAGCGTTAGTACTCAGTATAGTTGTGGCTACACTTATAGAATTCTCCAATGCATTAGATGTTACCTTTAGTGGATCTATGATTCCCTCCTTAGATAAATCCGCAAACTCTCTCGTTTTTACATTGAATCCGAAAGACTTGTTGTCGTTATCAAGTATAGCTTCCTCAATATCCTCTATTACATCTGGAGCTATATGAGCGTTTCGCAACATCTGCCAAAACGGCTCTTTAATAGCTTCAGAGATTATCCTAGCAGCTATACTGTTTGGAGTCCTGTTTGTTTCTTTATCGTTTTCATACATAACTTTTAAGAGCTTATGAACTCGAAGGAATGGTACACCTCCACCCGGAAGGTAACCCTCTTCTAGAGCTGCTCTCACAGCGTACACCGCATCCTCTATTCTATCATAAAGTTCCTTCTGCTCCACGTCAGAATACCCCCCAGCATAAATAACAGCCATACCTCCATCTAAGAGTGCTATTCTTTCATCGATATGATCCCTCTCTGCTTTCTTGTTTGTCAACTCCTTTTGTTTCTTTAGCTCTTCAATCCTCTGCGATATTGAACTAGTCGTGTCCTCGTTAGGGTTTTCAGGCAGAGAAATAACTGTTTCATCTCTAGAGACTTTAATTTTGGAAGCTCTACCTAAGTTACCTACAGTGATGTTGGTTAAGTTATCACCTTGTTGTTCTGAGTAGAACGTGGTACCTAACACCAATGCTAGGTCGTCCATGATTTCCTTCTGCTTCCAACCAAAACTTGGAGGTGTTATCGTACAGATCTTAACCCCATTCTTTCTGACGTTTGCAGCTAGTAAGTTTTTCATAGCTGTGGTAACATCTCCGATGATCAGTAAACTCTCGTTTGCTTTTACTACGTGAGAAAGAATTTTTTCTATGGTATGAAAGCTTTCTATGCTTTGATCAGTTAAAAGTATGTGTGGGTTTGTGAAAACACACTCATCCTTCTCATGATCGTTCACGTATACATTAGTGTCATAACCTCTCTTTAACTTTATACCATTAGTCACATCGATATAAGTCTCAGCTGAGTCCGAATTCTCCACAGTTACAAATGCATTTCTGCCGGCTTGCTTATATGCCCTAGCGACTAGCCCACCAATGTAGGTATCGTTGTTGGCTGAAATTGTCGCAACGTCTTTCATTTTCTTCACCGTCAGCTTTCTACTCATGTTTTTAAGTATGGAAAGAACTTGATCCTTGGTCTCATTCATCTCTCGGATGATCTCCGTCTTATCGTCGCCTGCAACAATGTTTTTCATTCCATGCTTTAGTAACGCCTCAGTGAGAACCACTGAAGTTGTCGTCCCGTCTCCTGATGAAGTAGCTGTTCTGGACGCAACGTCAACAACCATCTGAACCGCCAAGTTTTCGACTGGGTCATCTAGATGGATGTCTTTAGCTACGGTAACGCCATCTTTTGTAATCCTGATCCCATGTGTATGGTTTGGTGATTCAATCAGCACAGTTTGTCCAGCTGCACCCATTGTACTCTTTACTGCCTTTGCGAGTTTCTCAACTCCAGAAAGCAACTTCTGTCTGCCTTCGTCTTCGAAGACCATGTCTCTAGGTATTTGATCCATTTTATTTTATTTTTTTGTTATAAGATTCTAGCCCATAGGAATGGACGTGGTTGTGTTTAATTGCCTTGTTGATATGTTCTAGCTGACTGTCGTCGCATATCTTGTAGTATATCGTGTATGCCCCTACTAGTTTTGCTGCCTTGACAACTTTAGGGTCTGATAATATTTTGCGGTAACCATTTTTCTGATGTGTAAATCTAAATCTAAGTTCATTACTCATATCAAATTTCATATCGTGAGATTTTACACCGTTGAAATACTTTTCTAGATCCAACAGTTTTATCTCCCTGTCTTCCGAAATGGTCTTCTCGTTCAGGTGTTTCTTAAATATATTCCTGCACTCGTTCTGATTGTATCCAGTCAACTCAGAAAGTTCTTTAAAATTTACCAATATATCTTCGTACTTCATAATTATTTTGTTGTGACTCCGGAAGGATTCGAACCTTCGACCGTCTGCTTAGAAGGCAGATGCTCTATCCAGCTGAGCTACGGAGCCAACGCTTGTTGTGGATCTTGCAGGGATTGAACCTGCGACCCCCTGATTATGAGTCAGGTGCTCTGACCAACTGAGCTAAAGATCCAGTTACCCCGTCTGGTGGGGTCTACCTCCTTTGACTGTAATGCGCTCAAAAATGTACCTGTCTCGCAATCAGGCGTGGTCATAGCGTCCAGCTTACAGCCCATGGCTTCTCTCGGAATTGAGAATCATTATGATGACCACCTTACTTCTTTAATTATTTTTGTAGTCCGTCTCTATTTGTTCCATATTACAGAACAGCTCAACTGTCACGGTTGAAATTTCAAAGTCGCAGTAGCTGATTGCCTTGTTTACTGCTTCCTTACTGTTTACTGCTGAGATAAATTTCGTGATGGATTCCTCATTCTCTACGAATGGCTTGTCGCTTTGATATATGTCTACTCTGAATAAATCGTTCATTTTATTGTATTTATAACCGAGAGAGCTTTGCTCGATCGGTCGAGTTTTAAACAAAAATAATAATTATTAAACTATATAACTAGAAAAATGTAGAATTTATTACGTTAAAATTTTAACATCTATATCGAACTGCTTGAGAACGTCTCGGATTGCTTTCGCTGATTCATACTCCTCCATCTTTATATCTTTGGCATGAGCCTTCACGAAATATTCAGGAGGGTCGATTCCTTTTTCCAAAGATCTGAAGGTATTAATTGCTACCTTCTCGTACTTTTCTTTGTTCCAAGGCATCCATTACGATTTTTATGTTTATAGTTTTTCGATCTACCTCTCCATACTTCTTGTGGTATGTTATTACTGAGCTGTCTCTGCCACTCAACCATCCACCTCTAGATGCGTATGCATCCTTTGCCGACAAAGTTCTGTGTTGTTCGATTATCATTAGTATCGACTCTATCATTTTTTTATGATGAAGGTGCCCTATGTGTCCGTATAAATGTTCGCATTCTCCGAATACCTTCTTAAACTTTGAGGCAAACACAGCATCGATGTTGTTTATATTCCTCTTGTGACCGTGGTGGTAGAATAATCCAACTTGTCCCCACTGGAAGCAGTAGTATGGATCTGGTCTGGTTTCAATATTTATCCTAGGCTCGTTCTCATACATCGAATGAAGTACCTCTCTAAGCCAAATCGAACTCGCCATGTCATGGTTACCTTCTGCCATTATAACATGAACGTTCCTGTACTTTCTAAGAAGCATGTCGATAACCCTTCTTATAACTCTTATCGCAACACGAACCAATTTTTGGAACCGTGTGTCAGCATCAAGTAGGTGTCTGTTTTGAGGGGTTACCGCATCCATACCATCCCAATGTAGAAAGTCTCCAAGTTGTGCAAAAATTGCAGTATCTGTTTTAGGACTGTTTTCAATAGCGTACCTGAAGTACTCAACCATAACTTCCTCTCCGATACTTATATCCCAGTCTGAACCAGTTTCCTCTCCCCATGCCATCATACCAAGGTGAAAGTCTGTCAGCATATACTGGTTTATCAAGTTAGAGTTTATGAATGGCATCGTGGGTTCCCTTGGGGTGAACTTCGGAATCTCACTCTTCATCTCCTCTACTGCACACCTAAATGCCTCAAGTCGCTTCTGAAGCTTGTAGTCGTGCTTCTTCCAAACAAGTTTTGCGTTCCCATCGGCATCCTCTAGGATAGATTCACCAGTTAGTGAAATTTCATCTGATCTAAGTTTTAAGATATCCCTGTGTTGTTTCTTACTTAAACTGTACTTTGGGTTACCGTATTTGTTTCTAGGTTTTGGATTAAGACCGATAGCTATTGCTTCCTCTGGCTTTAGTCTCAGTTCTGCTTTTTTCCCCATAAGATTATATTGTTTTGTGAATATAAGTATTATTTACTAATTCCTTATTACCTCAGCATCGAAATACTTAGATAGGTTGTTAATCTCCTCCTCGAAGTCCTTGCCTTCCATGTCTCTCTTCAGCAAGAGTGTCTCTACAGTCCCGTCCACATCCCGAACAAGGCAGTAGGTTTTACTCTCTTCATTGAACGGATCTGTGTGGGCGAATATTGCGTGTCTAGGCTTGGTCATGGTCGATGTTGTTGGTCGCCTCAGAAAGTCTTGAACACATGATCCAGTCCGGTCCTGAAAATTTTGATTTCACCGGGGCGTTCCCAGCGTTGAACTCGCACTCCTGACATGACGCACTTCCGATCATAATACCCTCCTTTACTTGACATGGTTCAACGCAGTTGTTGCCCATCCATCCTTTAGCCTTGAAGTAGTATGGCTGAGATGGCTCATCGATGTACATCTTATCCACGTCAACCAGCTTGAATAATATCTTCCTGTAAGAGGTGTCGTCTTTATGGATGTGAACCATGTAGTAGTCGTTGGATAGTTCTTGATATCCGAAATTCTTTCCGAATAGCTTCTCCTTGATCAGATCCTTTACCTTATCTCTGGAGTCAACTATACCAATCACATCTTTGATCAGAAGCTCCTTACTCTTTTCGTTTACCTTTACTAATATCTTCATTACTGGTAGTTTATTTGTCCCGTCCAATCCTTCTCTCTAGAAATTTCTAACTCATCGAATGTCATCGCAGACATTATATGTGAGCATCTGTAAGCTATAGATGTCGAGCTTACGACAATGTCTGTTACCATCCATGGTAGCTGTTCTGTATCCGTCTTCACGTAGACGATCTCTCCAATTTCAAATACGTTGTTTATTTTTATCATTGTTGTTGTTTTAAGTGTTCCCTTAGTTCTGCTGCTTTCGATAGGTACCAGTCCACCTTTTTCATGTCCAAGTCAATAGGTTGTCCGGGCTTTGATCCCATTCTCATCCTGTACTTGAACGCACACATCTCGCAGTGGTACATTGCTGCCTCTGCTCCCCATATGCTGATCATCATCTCGATCACCTCGTAACTAAACGCATTGTAGTGATCTGGATTTACATAGTCGTAATCTTCATTATTCTTCATCTTGCTTTATTTTGTCTATGTGGTTTTTGATTTTACTTACAGTTGCGTTGTAGATCGACGTGTACACTGGGTCGAAACCAAGCCATCCATCAAGCTTCCTGAGCTTCAAGTACACCGACGACCTGTCTCGGTAGATATCGTTAGCCAGCTCCTTGTCTGGATAAACTCTCTTACCGTTTGACACCTTCCTGCTTAGTATGTGGCAGTAAAGTGACCTTGCGTTTACATACTTTTGCTTAGATGTCTCCTTATTGAAATCTGATGGGGAGATGTTATAAGCCTCGCATGCATATAGCTTTACAATCTCCTTATACCCATCTGGTCGGTAATTCGCAACGTTGTACTCGTTGATGATCTTGTTTATCTGGAACGACATTGCTCCAGCGTCAACCGCAGCAACCAACCTGTCTATTAGTTCTTGTTTTGTCATTCGTTTTTTAATTTTCGTAAACTTTGTTTTGGTTTAATTTAAGTAAGGTGTGAGGACTTTCTTTATTCCCTTACTGTACGGGCAACGGGGTGGATTCTCCTCAAGAGTTTGCAACCTCTCTTTACATATCATACCAACAAGTTTTTCCTTACTCATCTTTGTTTTGGTTTAATTTTAAAGCACAACATTCGATCCATCAAAATCCGTGATCAACTTCTTGCGTGGGTGGAAGTGCAACACGTTCGCCTCTTTACCCTTGATGTATGAGTACGAGTTAATCAGACAGCCTCCCTCTACGTTCATACCACTCACAACGAACTGGCTTTTCCCAGACTCCATTTTTGAAATCTGTCGGAAGCCATCAGGTACCGATTGACGGGTTTTTATAGAGGCAGGCCGCTTTTGAAATCTAGACGGCAGCCCCTTGAAGAACTTAGCTACCGAATCAAGTCCGTGTCTGCTGATCATTACTCCAACGAATATGATCGCTAGTAGGGCTGCTAATAATAAAAATTGTCCTGTTGTCATGATGTACTTGTTTAACGTTTTATACAAATGTACAAAACTATTTAACAATAACAAAATTTTTCTAGAAAAAAATCGAAAATAAAAAACCTAATCTAGTCCACCAAGCCATCCAGCGAGTCAAAGTCAAAGCTATACGAATGAATCCGCATCCGATAGATATCCTCGTCCGACAGTACACTCAACTCAGGTAGCTTACTCAACTCATCTGGGTCTACATCCTTGTACACCTTGTGACCAGTCAGCGGATCATTACTCCATACAACAACCCTACCACCAGATGTAACTCCAGATACAACGTGTAGTCCATAGCTCACCTTATCACTCCTATATATAACTGGGTCGCCCTCTTTGAAATCTTCCATACCATAAAGATAAACATTACATATCAGAGTGACAAATATGCCGATGACAAACTCTGTGTCGAAAAAACCTAGTGTTTACGGGGGTTGTGTCGAATCGACATTTTGCTGTGTCGTTTTATTTTTAGCTAACTTGTTGATAGTCAGTGGGATGTCGAAAATGACAACTTTTTAGGGCAATATTACTTTTTTATTCTATATTATTTTAAAATTATTTTTTTTTTTTTTTTTTTTTTTTAAGGTTAAAAACGACATTATCGACATCTCTCTAAGAACCAGTAAGTTAGAAGACATCAAATCGACATACTACCGACACAGATGGGACGTTTTTTGTCACAGATGCTATATACCGATACTTTTTTGTGGTGTTAGGTATGTGGAGGTTTTGGGTAATAAATCGATTTTTTGAAAAATTTTTTCAAAGGAAAAACGAAAAACTTTTTGAGGGGTGGGGGGTTGGATTTGAAATTCCCTAGGGATATTTTTGGGGTTTTCTTGTTGTGATCTGAAGGGGTGTTTGTTCTCCAGATAGATAACCACCGACCGATCTTACGTCCGACCGATCCGTATATATGTTGGTCTATAGGTTGAGGGCTCCTCCTCCTGCTCCTGTGGTGAAACTACGGGTTAACAAATTTGAACAAGAATGTTAAGAATTGAACATGAGTGTATGGTATATAACTTAGATCCTAGAATATAACGCCTATTTAACATAATGTACGCACTGAGAATCGCCTGTACGATTTTGAACTGGACTATTTCCCGTACACGCAAATTTAACGCAATCCTCGGCCATTGGTATCAGCCCGATGCAGAGCAATGTTAAGAATTTAACACCGACCGACCTAACTGTTAAAATATAAACAAAGCCAGCCGATCACCTGAAAACCATAGCAAAACCAAGGGATCGACCGACCGACCGACCGATAGCTTTTATCTATAGTCCTGACTCTTGTATAGGTTTTCCTTATGAAGATCATCAAATATACGGGGATATCTTCGCCAATATTCTTAGATTATTGCCAATATAATTAGCTTTCATTGCCAATATATTTAGCTTTTTTTACTAATATTTTTAGTTTTATGCTAACAGATATCGGGTTAAACCAGTCCCATACTTCCCCCCACCAAATTATTTTTTTATTTTTTTTGTTAAAATCCTAACATCGACATCTCAGTATTTATGGGGGTTGTAGAGGTACATCGGTGGGTTTGTTAATTTTTGAACATCTTTTTTCATTGTCATTCCAGATATGTGCCTTATATTTGAACCGTAAACGATGCACAAACGGTGCACACAGATTTACAGAGTTCTTTGACATCATGCATTATATAGTCTAGTACTAACGACTGTAAGTCGGTCCTCAAAGGATCGCATCGCCTGTAAGTTGGAGCAGGCTTTAATCGGAATTTCTCCTCTACCTATATAATGCATACGGAAAGCAATCGAGTCCGCCTAATGCGGTGTGGACGTTAAGCCAAACGCATTACCCATTGAACGGTTAGCCGTTACTCAGTTCGTTACTGACAATGGGAGCTAACAAACAATAACTAAATTTAATATTATGAGAAATTTACCAGTAGGAGCAAGAAACAGAAATGCAAACAAGACAGGATTTAACTACAAAGTTAACCAGATGAATGATGAAACATATACGCTTAGAAGGAATGTAATGTCAGTGATATATGAAGCTAAGAACAAAGGATTTAAGCTACCGAGAATTGAAGTAAGAATCGTTTCTGGAGGGGATAAAAAGATATGTGGTTATGCTTATTTGAGTAGTAACGTAATCCACATTACTGAGAAGTATTCAAAGTATGATTCTGATACATTAACTGCATTGGTGCTGCATGAAATTGTACATGCAGTAACTGGATTTATGCATGATGATAAGTGTTACTTAATGAATCCATATATAAAAGTAAAGCCAGATTTGACCAAGACATGGAAATCGTTTGCTAAGTACATCAAATAGACTAAGCAAGCATAAACAGTAAATCACCTTGCCTCGAATCAGAAACGGTTCGGGGTTTTGGTGGTAGAAACAATTAAAACATAAATTATGAATAAGACAATTAAAATACTAGCACTACAGAAAAAAGTAGAAGAATTAAACAAGGAAATAATAAGGTTGAACAATTTAATAAAAAAATAGAATTATGAACTTATCAGAATTAGCCGTATTGAGAAAGATGTTAAAACATCTAGAAAAAGATCAAATAAATAGTATAAGACTTATGCTATTAGATGAAAAAACTAAAATTGCTATTGAAATTGCAGACAACAAAGAACATTTTGGGGCAGATACTCTTGAAGAAAGATATGATTCTGTCAAATATATGATTAAACAAATTGATTTTGTTAATCATAGATCAATTGATGAGCAATTATTTCCTAACACTGTAAAACAAGCAATATGAAAACTGAAACACTAATGAAATTATGGATGGGAGCATTGATCGGCTCTGTAGTATTAGGGATTGTATGGAATGTAATTATTGAATGTAGTAAATAAATAGAGATATGAACCAAGCAGTATACAACCACAAGAAGAAAAATTACGATCGCCTTTGCGCTGAACAGAACAAGGCATCGAGAGCAGTTAAGAACTACCAGTACGAACTGCGCCATAGATTCGTTTTAACGGACGAAGAGCGATTCAAATTGCTGGAGCTAGAGCATGCGAACGAACAGCTAGTTGAACGCTGTGATGCGCTTGCAGATGAGTTACTTACCTTCGAGTTATTCGGAGAACTGGTCTAAGCCAGTATAAACAGTCATTAGGCTTAGAGCGTCACTCCTTCGGGAGTGGGTTGAACAAACAATTTAAAATTAGAATTATGAGACACGTAACAATTAGTCCAGTACAAGTACTGGTGAACAAGGTAAATGCAAGACAAAAATTTGTCAAGATCTTAAGACCTGAAATTAAGACGGAATCACCATTGATCAACACAATCTATGAAGGCAAAAATCCTTCGTATGACTGCAACGACATGGGGCTAAGGATTCTCAACTTGATTGAAGATGAAAATGTGATTGCTATCATAGGTGATCACGTTGGAGGTAATTACGAACTCACCTCGATAGTGAATGCATAAACATTAAACCCCGTAACGACTCGGAAGAGGATCGGCGGGGTTAAGTGGGTAGAAACAATAACTAAATTTAATATTATGAAGACAATAAAAATATTAGCACTAGAAAAAAAAGTAGAGGAATTAAGTAAGGAAATAATAAGGTTAAAGAATTTAATAAAAAAATAAATTATGAAGTACACAACATTGAATGCCGAGGACATGGCACAAAACGAATTAACATCTATTTACGCTGAGATTCAGACAGCGTTAAACTGCGGACTGACTGAGTTAACGGTAGAGATGACAATCGGAGTGAATAGAACGCTAACAGACCTTAGAGGATTTTTAGAATACTACACCGGAGGGTTAAATTCTACCTACGCAGAGGGTGGAGAGATAGAAGATGTTGATTATGGAGATTACATTGATTTAGGAAGTAAAGGCAAAAAATACTTCAAACAATGGGATGGAGCAAGAATGATTGTTGTTGATTCTATTGATGATGTAGACACTTCAAAAGGCTCGTCTGTTTACCCCGAATCATTTGTGAAAATTATTGAAAAATATGATGAAGACGAATCCTACGCAGAGGGTGGAGAATGATCCTAAAGTAAACTGTCTAACAATTTTTTGCATCCAACATACAGCAGGTACCGACTCGAAAGAGGTTCGACCTGCTTTTGGTGGTAGAAACAATTTAATAAAAAAATAAATTATGAAATTAAGCAATAGAGAGTACTTATTCATCATGGTGGAGCAAGGGGATAAGGTAGAGGTAGTTATTACCTTAGATGAGCTCCTACAAGTCGATGAAAACAAATCAGAGTACGAATACATCTACGCAATTCAAGATGACATCGACTATGTGCTAGACCTTCATGTTGGTCAGTCAATTTATTTCTCTCCAGATAGAAATTATCCTTCATCTGGCGCAGACCTGAATGATCCTAAAGGAATTTTTATACGAATTAAATAAGGTGGTTATGAATTTAGAAGAGAAAGTAAAGCAAGGTCTTGAGGAGGCCATCTGTAGTAGAGGTAAACGCAAAGGAATGCTGAAAGCTAAATGTCCTCCGATTAACACATATGGCAGTGCTGTATGGTCAGCTATACAGTCTTATAGTAATCCGTACAAGGTTGGACTTGGACATATGTTTTTCATGGATAAAGACAAGAGAGAGGTATACAATTATCTTATAGAAGAAGGTAAGCATGTAAACCTAACGACATTCGATAGCGATGCAAATGTATTAAGAGAGTTAAATTTAATGTGATATGAAAGGACATTTTTTGAACATAGGACTAACGATTGGAGTTGATACTTTGACTCAAAATGCAGGTGAAAAAATACTACCTGAGACGGTGGCAAATCAGCTGTCTGAGGTGCTAAAAAAAATGGTGCTAGTAACTGATCGAAATTTAGTTGAGGAGGATACGTTGGTGGTTGAGTTGATCAGACCATTGGATTCATTTTCTATAGGTCACCTGATTAAGGTCTTAGGTCAGAAATCTATACCACAGTTATCTGACGGTAAAGGTCAGATGCATGGATCAAAAGAATGGGGCGAATTTGACCCGTATTTTTTTATTATGAACGATGGCAAGAGATTGTCAGAAAAAAATAAGCTATGAATTTTGAAGACAAAGTAATAAGAATGGAAAACGGAACCAGAGGTGGAGGAATTGAGATTGATCTGTCAGGTTTTGGATATCCTGACGGAGAGAAGATGTCGGCATACCAAAACTACTTAGGAGGTGGAATGTTGGGGTCAATCCAAAATAGCTGCACGATCAGCAACTGGATGAACGACAATAAGCTACTAAAGATCGCCTCTGAGCTATCCAAATATTATTATTACCTTACTGGTCAGGAGACGGATTATAGCTCACTACAGGAGCGATTAGGCAGTGCTTACTAAAAAAAATAGAATTATGTTTAAAGTAAGGTTCAACCTAGGTAGGGGTAAAAACTACCTCAAGTGGCAAGTGAGAATGCCTAACAAAGAGGTGGCATACTTCAATCCTGAAGAGGTATCAATCCTTATGATTAACGCTAAGTTGGTTAACAACAAGTCTACAGCTAAAAAGATTCACGAAGGCTCAAACAAGTCTGTGTGTGCTTGGATCGAGGCTGAGAATGTTTCAGTTGAAGACGTCCGTTCGTTTGAACCGTCGACACATAAGGACAAGCAAGTTAGATACAATCCTAGGGTATACCCCTCATGGACACAGAGAGACAATGACGTAGATGGGGAGACCTATCGCAAGCTAGTGACAAGTGGTAGAAATGTATATGAATTTTAAAAAAAAAATAGAGTTATGAAGAATGTAATAGGATACCGATGGAAGGATCGGATGATGGCTAAACTTTGGTGGTTGGCTGATCAGGAACTTAACGATGAATCGTTCGATGAATTTATCGAGCCGTTTTATAATTCTGGAGGCCGTGTCGAAATGACGGTCGATAGCGCAATTGCTGACATAATGCGTAAGGATGGTATTTTGGAAGATGTGACGTACCCTGTGTACGACAATGAATGGATCGTTAGTAAAATGCAGTCATTGTATCCAGAGATAGACGGTATTCCGACAAGGGGTTGGAAGGTTGTGTCTACTGAATCTGGATTCTACGCTGAATGCACGAATGGTGAGAGTCAATACTTAGACATAAAAAGTCTTGTTTGCCCGTTCGATGGCTACACCATGACAGGTCCAGCATGTATTGAAGACGACGAGAGATTAACTAGGTGGAGGTTCTTCTTCACGTTCAAAAGATAATGTTTGTTCACACGATGCCCCGTAACGACTGCAAAGGTTCGACGGGGTTTTGGTGGTAACAAATTAAAAACAAGATTATGACACCGAAAGAAAAAGCAAATGAATTAGTAGGATCATTTATAGACTATGTTCCTGACGTTGAAAATTATAAAGAAATTCAACAACATTGTGCATTGATTTGTATTAATGAAATACTAAGTGACACACGAAATCCTTTATCTTATGAAGCTAAGAGAGATTTTTATGAATACTGGAAGCAAGTAAAACATGAAGTTTCTGTATTGTTCTAAAATAAATGTGTTTTTAACGATTAACTAAAAATAAGATTATGAAAATAGAAAATAAATATTGCGAAATACAAGACTTAAATGAAGGCGATTGGTTTATGCTAAACAACGGAGAAAAAATAAGAAACAAGTATAGATATTTAGGTGAAGTAATTCCAAAAGTTTACGGTGGTGTTTGCCCTAATGATGATAGAGATTTTGACTTTGGAACTAAGGTTGAAAAAATTGATGGGTTTTCTTTGTACTTATTACAAAATGGTAGAGATTGGGATTAATCAAATGGATAATTATGTTAGCAACAATAACAAACTAAAAACAAGATTATGAACTTACAACTATCATTAAAAAGAAAATGGTTTGAAATGACCAAGAAAGGCATCAAAACAGAAGATTATAGGGAGTTAACACCTTATTGGTGCAAACGTTTTCTTTATAGGATTAATGGTCCTGTTGGAGGCTATATGTCTGCTGAAAATGAGATTCTAAAAGGCGGTGATGGTTCAGGATGGAATATGAATGGAATAGGTCCACCAATATTTAAAGAATTTGAAACCAACATTATGACTCTAGGATATCCCAAGAAAGGTGATAAAGATCGTACATTAATCTTAGAGCATAAAGGCATTGAAATAAGAACAGGGAATCCTGAATGGGGAGCAGAAGAAGGTAAACTTTATTTTGTCATTAAACACGGTAAAATTTTACAACCATGATAGCAACAATAACAAACTAAAAAACAAGATTATGAAAACAATTATTATAATGCTGATGACTATGGCTCTAAACTATAGCACAGTAAAAATTAAACAATCGCCATTCATAGAATTGGATAGGGCAACAACATACTATTGTAATGTCAGCCAATGTGATAATGATCCCTTCACAACAGCAGATGGATCTGTGATTGATCCGATCAAGTTGAAAAACAAGCAAATCAGATGGTGTGCATTGTCAAGGGATTTGATTTGGGATGAATATCGACAATCAATCCATGCAGAAGGTTTCAGAGGGTTATTTGAGTTTGGTTATACAATAACCGTATATTCAAAAACGTGTCCACAAATCAACGGAAAATGGACAATCCACGATACAATGAACAAGAGGTACACAAACTCTATTGATTTCTTGATTGACCCATTAAACAATAAGCCAAAGCTGGGAGTTTGTGATGATGTGAAAATATTGAAGCCTAATTATACGGCTTATGGGACTAATGACTAACGGCTTGTGGCGGACTGTTTAATTTTAAAAATTTTAGCGTGGGATTAAAAGAAAAATATAAAATAAAGCTGATTGATAAAAAGTTAGCGAACAAAATACAGATAGAAAACCATTACCTACATACAAGAGCTTCTTGTATTTACGGCTTTGGGTTGTTTGAAGATGAAGAAATAATTGGTGTAATATTATATGGAAACCCTACAGCACCAACTACATTGGATATTTGCGGTAAGGATGAAAGAAAAAGTGTAATTGAAATTACAAGGCTTTGGATAAAAGATGATACTCCTAAAAATACAGAAAGTTATTTTATAGGTAACACCATTAAACTAATTGATAAAGAAATAATAATTGCATTTGCAGACCCCGAATTTGAACACGTAGGAACTGTGTACCAAGCAAGTAATTTTATTTACACAGGAAGAAGCAAAAGAGGTGGTAGAGTAATTGCGATAAAAGGAAATAAAATACACAATAAAACTTTATGGAAGCAATATAAAACAGCTAAACGAATAAGAGAGGTTTTTGGTGATGAGAATGTTTATTATAAACCATACATAACAAAGTTGAGATATGTTTATTTTAACTGTTCTAAAAAAAGAAAGAAAGAACTATTGAGTAAGATGATTTATAAAATTGAACCGTACCCAAAACCTAATGGCTGACGATAGGAAGACACAGAGCGTTGGCAAAATTTTTAAAATTAAATTGCAACTAACACCAAACTAAAATTTCGTTTTAATGAAATTTACACGTTGTTATTGTTATACGTAAAAACATATAAAATGATGGGAAAACCCAACATTATACGCAAATACATATACTAATGATGGTTAAAAGAAACATTATCGAACGTTTCAATGTTCGACAAAAACAAAAGCAAAGATGAGTAAAGAAAAATTAAGATATACTTTGTGGGAATGTGAACTATGCCATGACATTTTTATAACAGATTCCAAAAAAAGATGGAGTATGGTTATTTGTAAGTGTGGTAAGACTTCTGTAGATGATGAAGAGTGGTATAGCAGATATATGGGCAAACCTAAATTCTTACAGCAATCAGATAAATTAAAGGAATTAAACCAAAACAAAGATGAGTGAGAATTCGGATAAACCATATTGGGTATATGATAAAAAGACAGGCAAAATAAAAGGCTTTTATAAGTGGAAAGATGCCGTTAAATATGATAAAATTTTAAACCAAAACAAAGATGAATAAGAAAGAAATATCACGAAAGATAGTTGAGTACTTCAACCGTAACGAAATGTGGGAGTATTACAAATCGATAAAAGAATAACTAGCATAAACGTTAATTAATTAATTTTTTACTTGTAAATGTGCAAATTTAGTGTTAGATTTGTGCGAAATTAAATATAATAAATATGGATCCGATAGGAAAATTAATAGAAACAATTAAGGAGCGTGAAGACATCAGCGTTCATACAGGTGTGGATGGGTTTCTGCATCTTCAAATAGAGACCGACTACGACATAGATTACTTCAACATAACCATGGAACATTCATCTGAAGAGGTAGATGGTGAGGTTGTCACAGAGATTGTTGAGATTAAAGACTTCGAGTTTGAATTGAAGGAGTTTGATAAGCCTATCCATTTAGCTATGAGTGATATAAAGCAAGACGAGTTGGTTAAATTTTTAAATGAAAATCTAGAGTTATGAATATTAAAAGAGAATTTAAATTGGATCGAATCATGAAAATCGGTGTACTGGGTCAGAGTGATAGCTACTCTTCAAAAATAATGGACGAAAAAAGAGAGATTGTTATCAGCATATCTTGCACTGGTCTAGAGGATGCTCAATCGATATCCAGTTCGATAGTAAACTTCTTAAATGGAGATGTTCCTGAAGCAGATGCTGAGAAGGACAGAAAGATAGCTGAGTTGACTAAGATCATTCAGGACAGAGCTAAGTAATTAATTAAAAATCAAAATAAAATGAGCGAAAAGACACACTGGCGAAAGCTACAGAATCCAGAGTACATTGGATCATGGGATTTGGAAGGTGATACAGATGTATTGATAACTGATATCACTACCAAGGAAATCACTGGAATAAAGGGAACGACTAAGGAAACGGTTCTAATCCTGAAAGGAATGAAGCCAATGATTGTAAACGTCACGAACCAATTAACCATTCAACAATTATATGGTGCGTACATCGAGGACTGGATTGGTAAGACTGTAACACTATTCCCTACCACCACGAAGGTTAGAGGCGAGAAGATGGACTGCATCCGTATTCGGAAGAGAAAGCCTACTCAAAAGCAGGAGAAGAAAAAAAGTCCTATCGATGACGCTAGACTTGAGCAAGCTATCGATGCCATTAAAAGTGGTGCCGTAACAAGAGAGAAGGTGGAAAGCCAATTTACATTAACTGCTAAACAAAAAAATAGACTAGATGAAGGACTTAAAGATTAGATGCCACGAATTGTGGAAGATTATGGGTAACGGTCGTGGCGATTTCGGTTTAACTGAGACCGCCATGACGTTAGTCAAAGAAAAGGTAAAGCAACATCTGTACCACTACAAGAGTACGATCGAAAGTAAGTACCTTACTAAGGGTATTGAGACCGAAGATCAGATCAGAGAGATGTACAACGGATTCTTCTTTACTAACCTAGAAAAGAACACTGAAAGGAAGAGTAATGACTGGATCGAAGGAGAGCCTGATGCTGTATCTGACAAGATTATAGACTTCAAGTCTGCTTGGTCATCCGAAACGTTTCCAGCTTCTATGTCAGACGCAGATAAGAAGATCAAGAAGGCTGGGTATGAAACTCAACTCAGAGGTTACATGTGGCTATGGGGTCTAGATTCCGCTGAACTAGTTTATGGTTTAGTAGACACTCCAGAACACTTGATTGAGTGGGAGCAGAACAGATCTATTCATGAGGTGGAGCACCTCCCTGTACATCTCAGGCTTACTTGTGTTCAATACGAAAGAGATAAGGATTACGAGATGATGATCAGATCCAAGGTTGAAGACTGCCGTAAGTTTGCAGAACAATACATGAAGGAGATTGAATCAAAACACTTAAAACATGAAGAGAGAAATATTTAATAGATATGTGGAAGCTATTGCTAGTAATTTCAACATAGATGAGGATGACTTGTTTACGGTGGATATCGATTACAAAGTTGCCAAGCCTAGGCAGATGTTATACTACCTATGTATGAAGCGTAACATGACGTCGACCGAAGTAGCTAAGTACATGAGAGACAATGGCGCAAACACACGTCACTCTTCTGTACTTAGAGGTAGAGATAGAATGAGTTCCATCATAGAAAATGATAGGGATTATTACTTACTAGAAAAAAGAATAGCTAAATGTATAGACTAGATCAAATTTGGGAACAAGCTAACCAAGAAGAAAGAGGCTTGTTGATATGCGGCAGGTACTTCATATCTAGAGGGTTTAAAATCTCCTGCGACAATGGAGATATATCTGTAGGAAAGTATGTCGATGACGATCTTGTACCATTAGACGATGGGGAGATGGATCTCCTACTGGCATCTGGATGGGTGCTCGGAACGATATTGCTTTCTATGGAGTTTATCCGTAGAGATATCGACAGGATTAACGACCTGATAAAGCTAGAGATGAACGGAAGGAAGAACGGGAAGTTCATTAAAGGGTTGAAGCGAAGACGTTCCCAAAAGATTGAGGTCTATACAAAAAGAATGAAAGAATTATCAAAGGTGCAAACCTCGACAGCACCATTTAATGTTGAGGACAAAAATTAAATACAATGGAACAAGTTTTTAGAGGTACCATTACAGATGTAGACGAGTTAAAATCAAACGGAGATTGGTCTGCAATTAGTTTCGAGGTCACAGAGAGTGAGCCTAACAATCCTGAATATCCACAGGTAGCGAAGTTTGACTACTTCAAGAACGGTGAGTACAAGAAGTATGCTGACAGTTTTGAGGGTGACTTCCCTATTGGGACTCATGTTGAGGTTCATTATAGCTTCAAAGCGAATGACTGGACGGACAAGGAAGGTAACGAACGTAAGTTCTACAAGGTGTCTGCTTGGAAGGTTATGAAACTTCAAGAGGAGCCAGCTTCAGCAGGTGACGATGAAGGGGATTTGCCTTTCTAGGTAGAAATTAAATTATGTGGGTCGGTCTATAATGGCTGACCCATTTTTTAAATCAAAGTTATGACACAACAAGAATTGATTCACGAAATAGCTGACTGCTTTGAAACTATGCCGACACATATTAGACTAAGGACTAGGAACTATGATGAAGTTTTTATCAGGTGGTTGTATATTGTAATAGCTAGAAAGTACCTGAACATAGAAGCCAGTAGAATAATTCGGTTTCTAGACCTAGCGAACCACAGCTCTGTTGGATATGCACTGAAGCATTGGGAATCAAAAAGTATTTACGTAAAAGACTGCGACCTAAAAATGAATAAGCTAGTTGGAAGACTTCTTATGAATCATGGGGTTGACATTACTGATCTTAACAACAAGAATGTTACCGTCATAAACCTAGATGGATACGAGAAGGTCAGAAAGAATACCGTACTCAAAGATGGGTATAGGTACATCAAGATAAACGACACATTATTTCAAAGCTGTGTCGAAAATGACAAATAAAGTTTGCTTTACTTATAGATAGTATATATATTGCAGACTCTTTTTTTTTAAAATCTAATATAAAGTCGACATTTTCGACATCTAACTGATAATCAATACAATGAATAACATAATAACGGCATTCAAGAATATAAAGGATACGAACCAACCATTTCACAAGCCATTAAGCGAGGTGTTGAAGCGTATAAAAGACGGTGTATCACGAGAGCTTGTGAATAAAATCAGGTTTGAGGATGACAAGACTGCTCGTAATCTATTGAAGCAGGATCTACCATCGATTTGTTTTTCAGGAAAGTTTAGAAAGAGGAAAGACGATGAGCTGATTGAGCATAGTGGCTTAATCTGTTTGGACTTTGATGGGTACGAGACAACTACCGATATGGTTGAGGCTAAGAAGATGCTGTCCAAGGATAAGTATTCACTAGCGGTATTCGTTTCTCCATCGGGCAAAGGGTTGAAGGTGATCGTGAAGATACCTAAAGATCCAGACAATCACCAGAATTATTTTAACTCACTGAAGGAGCATTACAATTCTGATAAGTTCGATCCGACCAGTAAAAATATTAGTCGTGTGTGCTACGAGTCTTATGATCCAGAAATTTATATAAATGAAGATTCATCTGAGTGGACATATCTAGGTCAGAAGGAATACAAGGAGATTGTTAGGAATAGAGATTCAGTAACGGTTCCTATCACGGATGACTCAAAGGTTGTTGAGATCCTTCTTCGTTGGTGGACCAAAGAGTACCCAATGTCTGAGGGTTCGAGAAATGAAAACGCTTATGTACTGGCTTCAGCACTAAACGACTACGGTGTATCGAAGGAGAACGCTATGAATGTTCTGCTACAATACCAAGAAAAAAGTTTTCCTCAATCTGAAATAAGAGCTACTGTTAATTCAGCGTACTCTAGGTCAGAGAATTTTAACACGAAGTACTTTGAAGACGAAGAGCGATTGAACAACCTTCGATCAGACATGAGAGGTGGAGCTTCTAGGAATGATATCAACCAGCAACTCAAAGGAATGAACATCGATGAGTCAATGGCTGATCAGATATCAGACAAGCTAGAGCGAGAAGTTTCTGGAGATAAGTTTTGGAAGAAGTCGGACAAGGGTGTGGTGAAAATCATACACATATCTTTCAAACGATTCCTTGAGAAGCATGGGTTCTTTAAGTATAACCCTGAAGGCTCGAAGAGTTATGTATTCGTGAGGGTGGTAAACAACTTAATAGACCACACGACAGAGAAGGATATCAAGACGTTTGTTTTGGATTACCTTTTGGAGGTAGGTGACGACAGTGTGTACAACTACTTTGCTGAGAAGACAAAATACTTTAAGGAGGATTTCTTAACCTTCCTAGCAAGTGTTAACGTACACTTTGTGGATGACGAAAAGGATACTGGGTATATATACTTCAAAAATGTAGCGGTCAAGATTACTCCTAAAAAAATCTACGAGATAGATTACATAGACCTTGGTGGATATGTTTGGAGAGATCATGTAATGGATAGAGATTTCAAGTTACTGAAAGATCGTGAATGCGACTTCAAGAAGTTTATCAGTAATGTATGCTTCTCGGATGAGAAGAGAACCAAAAGCATGGAGTCTACTATTGGGTATCTCTTGCATGGATACAAGCCACCTAGCCAGTGTCCGTCAGTGATACTTAACGATGAAGTTATTAGTGACAATCCTGAAGGTGGTACTGG